CTCGCCCAAAAATGCATCCCTGAGCGGTGGGGCGAGCGCTCATAGGAGGTGGTCCCGTGGTGACGAAGACGTGCGTCCGGTGCGGTACCGCGTTCCAGGCGCAGTCGACACGTGCCCGCTACTGCGGTTCGACGTGCCGCGCGAGGGCCGCTGACGCCCGGAAGGACGAGGCGACGGTGACGTCGTTGGCGTCCGTGGCGACCCCGTCGCTGATGGCGGCGGTGCGTGCCGCGCTGGAGCCGGTGGACCGCGCGTCGTCCCCGGCCGGGGTGGCGTCGCTGATCCTCGCGGCGCGGATCGACACCGGCACCGAGTCCGGTCCGGCGATCGCGGCGCTGACGAAGCAGCTGCACGCCTCGCTGGCGGAGGCGCTGCGGGACACCGCGGCGTCGGGGGACGCGGTGGACGAGCTGATGGAGCGTCGCCGTGCCCGACGCGGCGCCTGACACGCTGGTCGCCCCGGCGTTCCTGTGGCGGCCGGAGCACACCGGGTCCGCCGGCGGGGAGGCCGCGGACCTGGCGGGCACGGTCGGCTGGGTGCTGGACGCCGAGCAACGGCTGGCGATGGACGTGATGCTCGCCGAGCGCGGGGAGCGGTGGGCGGCGTTCGAGGTCGCGGTGATCGAGGCCCGGCAGAACGGCAAGACGTTCGCCGCGGAGGCGGCGGTCCTGCATGACCTGTTCCTGCGCCGGGTGGGCCGGATCGTGTGGACGGCGCACCGGTACAAGACGACGTCGGATTCGTTCGCTGACCTGGCGGCGGTGTGCGAGAACTTCGACCACCTGCGCAAACGGGTGCACCGCATCCAGCTCGCGGCGGGAGAGCAGTCGATCCAACTGCTGCCGCGCCACTCCGGCCCGCGGATCGACTTCCTGGCCCGCTCGAGCGGCGGCGGTCGCGGTCTTGACGCCGATGTCGTGGTGCTCGACGAGGCGCTGTTCATCCAGCAGATGATGATGGGCGCGCTGCTGCCGACGCTGTCGGCGAAGGACGACCCGCAGGTCCGCTACCTGTCCAGCGCGGGCGTCGCCACGTCGGAGGTGCTGCGCCGGTTGCGTGACCGTGGCCGCGCGGGCGGGGACCCGTCGCTGGCGTACGTGGAGTGGTGCGCCCCGGACGGCGGCTGCGCGACGGAGGACTGCGACCACGCGCTGGAGGCGGTCGGCTGCGCGCTGGACGACGTCGACAACTGGCGGGCGGCGAACCCGGCGCTGGGTCGGCGCATCACCACGGACTACATCGCGGCGGAGCGTCGCGCCCTGCCACCGGCGGAGTTCGCCCGGGAGCGGCTGGGCTGGTGGGACGAGCCGGGGTCGACGTTCACGGCGATCACGGTGGCGGCGTGGCAGGGCTGCGCGTCGCCTGACGCGGTGCCGTCGGGGCGACTGACGCTGGCCGCGGACGTTGCGCCGGGGCACGCCAGCAGCAGCGTGTACGTGTTCGGGGACGGCCCGGTGCCGGTCGGGGAGCTGGTCACCCGGGCGCCGGGGTCGACGTGGCTGGTTGACCGGCTGTCGGCGCTGGTCGCGGATCACGGCGTGCTCGAGGTCGTGGTGGACCCGGCGGGGCCGATCGGGTCGCTGGTGCCGGCGCTGCAGCAGGCGGGTCTGCCGCTGCGGATGCTGGACGGCAAGGAGTCGGTGCGGGCGTGCAGCGCGTTCGCGGCGGCGGCGCGGGAGCAGTCGTTCCGGCACCGCGGCGAGACGGACATGGACGCGGCGGTGGCGGGTGCCCGGCCGCGCGCGGTGGGCGACGCCTGGAAGTGGTCGCGCAAGGACAGCACGGTCGACATCAGCGGGCTGGTGGCTGCGACGAACGCCTACTGGGCGGTGTCGTCACGGCCCGCCGGTGAGCCCACCATCCACTTCCTGTAGGAGGCGTGCGTGCTTCGTACCGTTGCGGCGCTCGCCGGGTTCGTCCTCGCGGTCGTCGGGATCGCGGTCCTGTCGTGGCCGTTGGCGCTGGTCGCCGGCGGCGCGTGCCTGCTTGTGTGGGGCCTGTTCACGGACGGCGGTGAGTGATGGCGCGGCTCATCGACCGACTCGCAGGGCGGCAGTCGCGTGCGGCGGTTGCGTCGTCGTACGACTACGCGACGGTCATGTCGCAGTCGTGGGGGAAGCCGGAGACGGAGTCAGTGCTGCCGGACTTCCCGTCGTTCGCGTCGGTCGGGTACGCCGGGAACAGCGTCATCTTCGCCCTGGTGGGTGCGCGGCTGTCGCTGTTCAGTCAGGCGGAGTTCAAGTACCAGCGGCTCGCGGACCGCAAGCTGTGGGGGTCCGAGGCGTTGTCGGTGCTGGAAAACCCGTGGCCGGGCGGCACCACCGCCGAGCTGCTGGCCCGCATGGAGCAGGACGTCTCGCTGGCGGGCAACGCCTTCATCCGCCGCTGGCCTGACCGGCTGGAGCGGCTGCGCCCGGACTGGGTGGACATCGTGCACCGGGACGTCGTCGAGGACGGCCCCGACGAGGTCATCGGCTACATCTACTGGTCGGACGGCCGCGGCGCGGGCGAGTCGGAGTTCGTCCCGGTCGAGTCGGTCGCGCACTGGTCGCCGGTGCCGGACCCGCTCGCGGAGTTCCGTGGCATGTCGTGGCTGACCCCGGTGGTGCGGGAGATCAACGCGGACCTGGCGATGACCGAGCACCGGTCGACGTTCTTCGCCAACGCCGCCACCCCGAACCTCGTGCTCAAGTACCAGCAGAAGCTGTCCCGGGACACCCTGGACGCGCTGCGGGAACGCTGGCAGGCGCGGTACGGCGGGCCGGAGAACGGCTGGAAGACCGCGGTGCTGGACGAGGGCGCGGACCTGACCGTGGTCGGGTCGACGTTCGAGTCGATGGCGTTCGTGGACGTGCAGGCCGCCGGCGAGAACCGGCTGTGCATGGCGGCGGGCGTGCCGCCCATCGTGATCGGGTCGAAGGAGGGCCTGGGCGCGGCCACGTACTCCAACTACCAGCAGGCGCTTCGCGCGTTCGGGCTGGGCACGATGGCGTTCCTGTGGCAGTCCGCGGCGGCGGCGCTGGCGAAGCTGGTGGACGTCCCGGCGGACTCCCGGCTCTGGTACGACACCGCACGCATCCCGGCGCTGCGGGGCGAGGAGACGGCACGCGCGGAGGCGGCCCGCACCTGGGCGGTGGCGGCGGGGGAGCTGATCCGCGCCGGGTACGAGCCGCAGACGGTGGCCAACGCGCTCATCGCCGGGGACATGAGCCTGCTGACGCACACGGGGGCGATCCCGACGGCGCTGTACCCGAATGGGCAGGCCCCGGCGGCTGCGGCCGCGCCGGCACCGCGGCATGAGACGGTCGTCAACTTCGGTGAGCGGTCGTTCGTGGCCGAGGTGGACGCGCGCACCACGAACAACGTCGACGCCCGCACCGACATCGCCGACGGGGCGATCCGGGCGGACATCGACGCGACGACTGCCGTGCTCGAGGGCGCGATGCAGGTCACGAACACGATCGAGCAGCCGACACCGACCGCGACGCGCAAGCGCGTCGAAACAGATGACCGTGGCCGGATCACGGCGATCACCGAGGAGCCGCTGTGAGCAAGTCCAACACCACCGAGAACGACTTCATGGCGTACACGTTCAACGCGACCGCGTTCTCGTGGAACGCGGTGACGAAGCTCGACGTGCACCTGCACACCGGTGACCCGGGCGAGGCGGGCACGACGGCGACGTCGACACCGACGTACGGGTCGTACGCGCTGGTGCAGGTGGACCGGACGGCGGGCGGCTGGACGGTGTCCGGCAACCAGGCGAGCAACGCGGCGCTGATCCAGTTCCCGACGGCGACGTCGGGGTCGGACACGATCACGCACGTCAGCATCTCGCCGCGGGCGTCGACGCAGATCCTGTACTCAGGTGCGCTGGGTACGCCGCTGAACGTGTCGACGGGTATCCAGCCGCAGTTCGCCATCGGGCAGCTCGTCATCACCGAGGACTGACCTGTGGCGCTGGCCCGTGTCGGGGATGTCGCGGACGCGCATGCCGCGGGCCGTGCCCGGTCGGCGATGTTCCGCAAGGTGCCGTCGCAGGCGACGACCGCGGGCTGGTGGGCGGACCTGAGCATGGCGCCGGGGACGCCGGTGCCGAACTACTATGCGGCGACGCCGCTGACCGCGAAACGGCTGGACCCGTGGGACGGGCTGTTCCACGGGGACGCGGTGGCGCCTGCCGCGCTGCACCTGACCCGGTTCGGGATGGTGGCGACGTCGGCGAACTTCGCCGGTCAGATGATCCTGTGCGACTACCTGCTGATCTACCCGTTCGTCGACTGCGACTCGTCGGACACGCAGACGATGGTGAACACGGTCGCGCTGGACCGGTACACCGACGGGGTCGGGGTGCAGGTGATGGCGGTGGCGGTGGCGCCGACGCTGGGGTCGGGCGTGTTCACGTTCACCTACCGTGACCAGGACAACGTGGAGCGGACGTCGCCGACGCAGGTGTGCTCGACGACGGGGGCGAACATCGCCACGATCGTCACGTCGCAGCCGGCGGTGTCGGGGTCCCCGGGCGGGCCGTTCCTGCCGCTGGCGTCCGGGTCGACGGGGGTGCGTGCGATCACGTCGTGCACGTTCAGCGTCAACAACGGCGGGCTGATGGCGCTGGTGCTGGTGAAGCCGCTGCTGGACCTGGCGATCCGTGAGGCGTCGACGGAGGTGGAGGCGCCGATGCTGTCCGGCCGTGCGGGTGCGCCGCTGATCCACGACACCGCCTATCTGAACATGATCGTCAGTCCTGCCGGGTCGATCGCCACGACGACCGTGACCGGCTACGCCGAGTTCGTCTGGAGCGGATGACATGGGTTTCACGTCACAGGACGACCTGATCGCGGAGATCACCGGCGGCAAGTACCTGCGCCGTGACGGGTCGAAGCTCATCACACCCGCGGACACGGCGACGGCACGGTGGCGCTGCTACGCGAACCTGGCAGGGTCGCCGGTGGCGTCGTTGTTCCCGGGCACGACGCTGCTGTGGCAGAACTGCGACGAGTTCACCGGGGACGGCACGAACGTCCTCGGCATCCAGCACGGCGGGCCGGTCGCCAGCGACACGAAGCACATCGTGAACGCCGGGGCGCAGATCCTCGCCGCGGCGGGCGCCCCGTGGCAGGCGAAGCTGGTGGACCTGCAGGGCTACTACCGGCTGTCGGGCACGGACGTCACCGGCACCTCGGGCCGGACCCTGGTCAACGCGAACACGTTCACCGCATCGTCCTCGTCTGGTCTGCTGCTGACCTACACGAACGATTTCGCGTCGGGCACGAAGGTGCAGTTCACGACGACCGGGACGCTGCCGACGGGTCTGTCGCTGAGCACGGATTACTGGCTGGTGCGGGCGTCGTCCACGACGGCGCGGGTGGCGACGTCGTACGCCAACTACGTCGCCGGGACGGTGGTCGCCTACACCGACGGCGGCTCCGGCACGCACACCATGACCATCCAGATGCCGCGGTACGCGAACGGCGTCGGCTGCGAGGCGGCATTCATCGTCGGGGTGCAGCCGACAGCGGGCGGGCCGACCCTGTCCGCGTCGTCGTACACGAACAGCGCGGGCACCGGGTCCCGGGCGTTCCAGGGGTCGCCGACGACGGCGGCCACCGCGGACGCCTACGTCGGGTCGGTCATCAACTCCGGTGCCGCTGCGGGCCGGTACGGGCCGTGGCTGCCGAAGCAGGCCGGGGACACCGGCATCGCGTCGATCCAGTCATTCACGTTCTCCGGCGGCACCGCGTACACCGGGTCCGGGGTGCTGGGCCTGTGCATCATGCGCCCGCTGCTGGACCTGGCGCTGCCCGTGTCGGGCATGTGGTCGGAGCGGGACTACGTCAACCAGCTGCCCAGCCTGCCGAAGGTGGAGGACGGGGCGTGCCTGGTGTGGCTGGTGTACTCGTCCGGCGCCACCACGAACAACTCCCCGTTCCTGTTCTCCCTCGACTTCGCGTGGGGGTAGGCCCGTGCTGGTGAACCAGGGCGTGCGGTACGGCGGCGGCAACTACCGCCCGGTGACGATCGCCGCCGCACGGTCGGTGACCCGCTGGGACAACGCCGGGGCGGTGCGCGGCGCGTTCCGGCCGGAGACGGGCTCCCCGAAGTACGGGCGGCCCGCCGGCTACCGGCACCCGCAGGCGTGGCTGCTGCCGCAGAAGCCGGGCACGCTCGGGTCGTTCCGGGTCGCCGCCGGCACGGGCGGGGTCGCCACCGCGTCCCCCGTGTCGGGGAAGAACGGGACCGCGACGATCACCGGCACCGGGGACATCCCGACCGCGCTGGCGAAGCTCGTCGTGGCCGCCGCGTCGACCATCGCCGGGTCCGGTGTCATCACTACGGCGGACGCGCAGGCGTTCCTCAACATGGCCGCCACCCTCGCCGCGGACGGCGACCTGACCGGGGCGATCGAGGCGATCGGGCACGCCGTCGCCGCGCTCGCCGGGACCGGCACCCTCGACCACGAGGACCACCTGGGTGCCTCCGCGCAGGGCTACATGGACGCGGACATCACGCCGTTCACCGACCTGTCCCCGCAGAGCCTCGCCGCCGCCGTGTGGGGCAGCGCCGAGGGCGCGTTCCTGTACGCGCTGGCGCACAACCGCATCGTCACCGACCCGGTCGCGGGCACGTTCACTGTGTACGACGACGACGGCATCACGCCGCTCTACACCGCCGACCTCTGGCAGGACGCCGCCGGGGCGACCCCGTACGCCGGGTCCGGCGCCGACCGCCGCGACGCCTTCGCGTAGGGGGTGAGGAGTGGCTGTCGTCTCCGGCGGCTACGGCCGCCCCGAGTCCGGCGCGATCGTCGCCGGTGGCTACGGCACCGCCGCACCGGCACCCCCGGGCAGCGTCACCGCCCGGCTCACCGGCACCGGCACCCTCACCGGGACGCTCACCTCCACCGGCGGGACCGTCACCGGCGGCGGCGGGCTGATCCAGGTCGCCCCCGTCCCGTGGCTGCCCCGCACGTTCCCCGCCCCGATCACGGCCCGGCTGCACGGCACGTCGCGGCTGACCGCCGACCTCACCGCCGTCGACTGGTCCTGGTTGACCGTCGAGATCAACAACGTCCTGCTGCTGGTCGACGCATGAAGGAGCACCCAGCCATGAGCGAGCAGTTCACGCGCACCTTCGCGGGCGACCTGACGGTCCGCGCCGACACGGAGGGCCGCACCGTCACCGGGATCGTGGTCCCGTTCGGCACCGTCGCCCGCGTCTCCGACGGCGGCAAGCCGTACGAGGAGATGTTCCAGCGCGGCGCGTTCGCCAAGACGATCACCGAGCGCGGCGACCGGGTGAAGCTGCTGCTGCAGCACGACCACGCCGAGCCGATCGGCCGGGCGACGCTGCTGCGGGAGGACGCGGCTGGGCTGTACGGCGAGTTTGCCGTGTCGAAGGTCGGCCGCGGCGACGAGGCGCTGGAACTGGTGCGGGACCGCGTCATCGACTCGTTCTCCGTCGGCTTCGCCAAGGTGAAGCACCGGCAGGACGGCCCGGTGACGGTCCGCACCGAGGTCGCGCTGCGGGAGGCGTCCCTGGTGACGTTCCCGGCGTACGACACCGCCCGGGTGCTCGCGCTGCGGGCCGCACTGGAGTCCCTGCCCGATGACGAGCGGGACGAACTCCTCCACACGCTTCGCGCCACTGCCGACGGGCAGCCGGCGCACCCTGCCGACGACCCGGCGCTCAGCCAGTCGGCCCGGCTGCACACCCACTGGCAGGCCGTCCGGCTTGCCATCCGTGAGAAGGGAATCCTCGCATGAGCGAGAAGATCACCGCCCTTGCGGCCGAGCTCGAGGCCATCCGTGCCGAGATCGTCGAGCTGGACTCCGTCGAGGAGCCCACCGACGAGCAGGCCACCCGCGCCACCGAACTCATCGCCGCATGGGACGCGAAGAAGACCGAGCACGACGCGCTCGTCGAGCGCGCCGAGAAGGTGGAGGCCGTCCGCGCCGCCGCCCTCAACCCGCGGAACGTGGAGCGCGCCGTCCCGGCCGCACCGGAGGTCATCGTGAAGCGCGATGTCTTCGAGAACCTCGACGGCGTGGCCCGCGGCCTCGTCCCCAGCGCGGACCTCATCTCCCGCGCCAAGACCGCGATCGAGGAGTCCACGGACATCCCCGACGCGCACCGCGAGTCGGCGTCCCGCATGGTCGCCGGTCGCCCCGACATCGCCCGGATCGCGCTGCTGCACGGCAACCCGGCGTACCAGCGGGCGTTCGAGAAGATCATGGAGTCGCCGGAGTCGTTCCAGGCGTTCCTCGAGCCGGACGAGGCGCACGCGCTTCGTACCGCGCTGTCCACCACGGCCGGCAACGGCGGGTACGCGATCCCGTTCCTGCTCGACCCGTCCGTGATCCTCACCAACGACGGCACCGCGGGCAGCATCCGCAGCATCGCGCGTGTCGAGCAGGGCACGTCGAACAAGTGGCAGGGCCTCACCAGCGCCGGCGTCACCGCCGAGTGGCTGGCGGAGGGTTCGGCCGCCGCCGACAAGTCCCCGACCTTCACCCAGCCGGCGATCACCGCGTACAAGGCAGCGGCGTACGTCTTCGGCTCCTACGAGGTGTTCCAGAACACGAACCTCGCCGCCGAGCTGCCCATGCTGATCGCCGACGCGAAGGGCCGCATCGAGAACGACGCCTTCGCCATCGGGTCCGGCTCCGCCGCCCCGAAGGGCGTCGTCACCGCCGCCGCCGCCGTCACCGCCTCGCGCGTGGCCGCGTCGACCGCGGGCGCGCTGAACACCGTCGACGTCTACAACGTCATCGCCGGTGTCCCGCCGCGTCACCGCTCGACCTCGTCCTGGCTGGCGAACTTCGCCACCTACTCGAAGATCCGCCAGCTCGACACCTCCGGCGGGTCCGCGTTCTGGGCGAACCTCGGCGCGAACCAGCCCGAGGTGCTGCTGGGCCGCCCCACCTACGAGTCGAGCGAGATGTCGTCCTCGTACGTGGCGGGCCAGTACGTGCTCGTGGCCGGCGACTTCGCCAAGTACCTCGTCTACGACGTGGTCGGCGCGACGACCCTGGAGTACATCCAGAACGTTGTCGACACCACGACCGGGCGGCCCACCGGCCAGCGCGGCTGGTTCGCCACCTGGCGCACCGGCGGCGACGTTCTCGACGTCAACGCCTTCCGGCTGCTCAAGCTCTGACCGGTCGCTGATCGGCCGGGCCTAAGCACCCCGGCAAGGGAGGCCCCGACCCGCTCCACGGTCGGGGCCTCCCGCACGACCACCGCTAGTGGAGCATCCGTGGAGATTGAGGGGAACACAGTGAGGGTCGCCATCACGGGCGCGTCCGGCTTCGTTGCGACGTGGCTCTGGAAGGAACTTGCACGCGCCGGGCATGACGTGTCCGGCATCGACCGGGTCGCCACCGACCCGCACATCACGACCGGGAACCTACTCGACGGCGACGTCGTGCGCGACTGGCTGGTCCGGTCGAACCCGGATGTCGTGTACCACCTGGCCGCGCAGGTCGGGCGCATCTTCGGCGAGCAGGACGTGTCGCACACGGTTCGCAGCAACGCGGAGATGACCGCGAACCTGGCCCGCTGGTGCGGGGAGCTGGGCATCCGGCTCGCCTACGTCAGCAGCTCCGAGGTGTACGGGGACCTTGGGGACCGGCCCGCGCTGGAGTGCGGACCGAAGGCGCTGCCGCACAACCTCTACGGTTTGTCGAAGCGGTGGGGCGAGGAGGCGTGCCAGCTGTACGCCCCCGACGCACTGGTCATCGCCAGGCTGTCGATGCCGTACGGGCCGGGCGTCCCGCCGGGCCGTGGCCGCCGCGCCATGGATACGTTCCTCTGGCAGGCGCACCACCGGATGCCGCTCACCGTGCACCGCGGCGCGGAGCGCTCCTGGTGCTGGGTCGGTGACACGGTCGCCGGGCTCCGCATGGTGATCGAGCAGCCCGCCGCCGGCGTGTGGAACATCGGCCGCGACGACGACCCCCGGTCCATGCTCGAGGTCGCCCGCATGGCCTGCGACATGGCCGGCGCACCGCACGACCTGATCCGCGAGGTGGACCCGCCGCAGCGGCAGACCGTCGTGAAGCGCCTGGACACCGGGTCGATCCGGCTGCTCGGCTGGCGCCCGCTGGTCGACCTCGAGTCCGGCATGGCCGCGGTGTACGAGCACGTCCAGCAGTACGGGCCGGACTTGTGAGCGCCCCGACGATCACCGTCGTCGTGCCGACGGTGGACGGCCGCGAGAAGCACCTGGAGCGGTGCATCGCCGCCTACCGGAACCGGTCCCGCTACCCGGTCGAGCTGATCGTGCTGGAGAACCGGCCGACGTGCGGGGCGGCGTGGA